GATATGGATTTAGGTGTAGCAAAATTAGAACTAGCAGGTAGTTGTTCTGGTTGTGCAATGTCTAAACAAACATTACATCAAGGTGTGGAAGATATGTTAAAGCATTATGTTCCAGAAGTCAAAGCTATTGTAGGTGAAGATGATGAGAAGGCAGTAGAACAAGGATATACACCTTTTTTTCCACAAGGCAACATTGACAATTCATAAGCAATAGTGTATATTATAATCAAGGAGAAATATAATGGCAAGTGATATCTTAATATGTAGATTGATGACAGGAGAAGATGTTATCGGTCACATTACCGAAGGTTCAGAAAAAGTTACAATCAGAAAAGGATACGTTATCATACCAACACAATCTGCTCCAGGAAAACCTGTGCAGTTAATGATGACACCTTACGCTCCATATTCAGAAGGAGAAACGATTGACATTAACAAAAATTTGGTAATTTCAATATCAAAAGCAAAAAAACAAATACAAACAAGTTATACAAATACCACTTCATCTATTGTAACACCTAATAAACAGTTAATAACTGAAACAGGTTTGCCTACATTAGATAAAAAGTGATAGATGTTTATTTTGTAAGAAACGGATCCAAAATTCGTGTTCAATCCAGAGAAGGATTGACAGCAATGGAGGCGGCGAAATTTGAATCACACGTAAGTATACCAGAAATTCCTGCCGATTGTGGCGGTAATTGTATGTGTTGTACGTGCCACGTATATGTAGATGAAAAGTGGATAGACAAAGTGCCAAAACCAGTAGACTCTTCAATAGAAGAAGCACAATTAGAATATGAAAAAGGATATAAACCAAATCAAAGTAGATTAAGTTGTCAAATAAAACTTACTAAAGACCTTGATGGTTTAATACTCCATTTGAGACCAGATGAACTTTTATAAAAACGTAATAGAATATAAAGGCAAACTACTTGTTAGAGGTGTAAGAGATAGCAAAGAGTTTAAAGAGAAGATTAATTTTTCACCTACATTATATTCAGTATCACAACGACAAGAAGAATTTAAATCATTACAAGGACATAATTTAAGACCTATTACTTTTTCATCTATTGACGCTGCTCGTAGATTTAAACGTGATGTTGCTACTCAAAATGCACCTGTCTATGGACTTGATAGATTTCATTATCAATACATCAATGAAGAGTATCCAAAACAAGTTAAGTGGTCAAAAGATTTAATTAAAATATTTACATTAGATATAGAATGTACCTGTGAAAATGGATTTCCAGAAGTAAATAATCCAATTGAAGAACTGTTATGTATTACAGTTAAGAATCAAACAAACAAACAAATTATAACGTGGGGTGTTGGCGAGTTTAAAACTTTACGTACAGACGTAACTTATATTAAATGTTCAGATGAAAGACATTTAATAATGGAGTTTATGAAATTTTGGTTGAAGAACTATCCAGATGTTATTACAGGTTGGAATACTAAATTTTTTGACTTACCTTATTTAATGAATAGAATTCAAATGGTTGCAGGTGCCAAAGTTGCAAATAGAATGTCGCCTTGGAACTTAATACATAAAGAAGAAATAATTGTAAGAGGTAGACCTAATACATATTATTCATTGTTTGGTATTGCAATGTTAGATTATCTTGATTTATATAAATGGTTTATACCAGTAAGACAAGAGAGTTATAGATTATCTTTTATAGGTGAAACTGAATTAGGTGAATCTAAAATAGAAAATCCATATCCAACATTTAAAGATTTCTATACAAAAGATTTTCAAAAATTCGTAGAGTATAATATTCAAGACGTAGAAATAGTTGATGGTTTAGAAGATAAGTTAGGGTTAATTGATTTATCTTTAACCTTTGCGTATGAAACTAAAGTAAACTATAACGATATTTTCTCACAGGTGAGAGTTTGGGATACATTAATCGCAAACCACTTGATGACAAAAAAGATTTGTGTACCTCCTAGAGAGGACCACATAAAGGACACCAAGTATGAAGGTGCGTATGTGAAAGAACCTAGATTAGGTATGCAAAAATGGGTGGTGTCTTTTGATATCAACTCTCTTTATCCACATATTATTGTACAATATAATATTTCTCCCGAAAAGATATTAGGTGTTAAACCATCTGGTGTTTCTGTGAATAAAATGCTTGAGAAGAAGACACCCCTAGATTATTTAAAAACAGAAGGTGCTTGTATAACACCTAACGGTGCAATGTTTAAAAGAGATAGTCAAGGTTTCTTACCTGAAATGATTGAAAAGATTTATAAAGACCGTGTGATATATAAGAAACGTGAATTAAAAGCACAAAAAGAATATCAAAAGAATCCAACAAACGATTTAAAAAAAGAAATTGCTAGGTGTCATAATGTACAATGGGCAAGAAAGATTGCTTTGAATAGTTGTTATGGTGCAATAGGTAATCAATACTTTAGATACTATGATATAGCACAAGCAAGTGCTGTAACTACAGCAGGTCAATATATTATAAGAAATATAGAACAAAAAGTAAATGAATATTTAAATCAAGTATTACAAACACACGGTGAAGTAGATTATATATTAGCGTCTGATACAGATTCAATTTATGTATCGTTTGATAAACTTGTAGAGAAGACTTGTAAAGATAAAACAGACCAACAAGTATGTGATTTTCTTGCTAAGGTATGTGATAACAAATTAGAACCTTTTATTGCAAAACAATTTGAAGACATTGCAGATTATACTAACGCATTTAAGAACGCAATGGTTATGGCACGTGAAGTTATTGCGAACAAAGGTATATGGGTTGCGAAAAAAAGATATATGTTAAATGTATTAGACGAGGAAGATGTTAGATTATCTGAACCTAAATTAAAGATTATGGGTATAGAGGCGATTAAATCTTCAACTCCACAAGTATGCCGAGGTAAGATTAAAGAAGCAATTAAAATAATTATGTCAAAAGAACAATCTGATTTACATAAGTTTATTGCTGATTTCAAAAAAGAATTTATGAGTATGTCTGCTGAGCAGATATCATTTCCAAGGTCTTGTAATAATATGAGAAAATATAGTAGTGGTAAAGATGTGTTTATCAAAGGTACACCAATACACGTTAAAGGTTCTTTGATTTATAATCATCAAATAAAAGAATTTGGATTGCAAAATAAGTATCCTTATATACAAGAAGGAGATAAGATTAAGTTTATTAAATTACTACAAGCAAATCCATTTAAGTTTGATGTGATTAGTTATATAACTAAACTACCAAAAGAGTTTAATCTACAAGAGTATATTGATTATGAAGTACAGTTTGAGAAAACTTTCCTAGACCCAATGAGATTTATATTAAACTCAATAGGTTGGGAACACGAAAAGAAAGCAAGTTTGGAGGCATTTTTTGGATAATATGTTTGACGCATTTGCAGTTTGTATGGCAATAGTATTTGCCTATAGAACAGGAGAAGTTTTGGCAATGAGTAAAATAAAGTTTACAACATTGTTAGTGTTGTTATTATTAATAAAATTTGTATCGGTAAGTTATGGTAGTTAACGAAGAAAGTTTAAAACATTTAAAAACACTTGAAGACAATACGTTTGATTCGTGTGTAACTGATCCACCATATCACTTGGCGTCTATACTTAAACGATTTGGACCAGGTCAAAAAGGAATTAATAATAAAGATGAGAAAGCTGGACGTAATGGACCTTATCATAGAGCGGCAAAAGGATTTATGGGACAGACTTGGGACGGTGGTGATATAGCATTTAATAAAGATTTTTGGAAAGAAGTATTAAGAGTTATGAAACCAGGTGCAGTACTCTTATCATTTGCTGCCACTAGAAACTATCATAGAATGGCAGTTGCAGTAGAAGACGCTGGGTTTGAAATATTTGATATGATTAATTGGATATATGGTAGTGGATTTCCTAAAAGAAAAAATTATTTAAAACCTGGTCACGAACCTATTGTAATGGCACGTAAAGGAGTTAATAAAAGTTTAAACATAGATGAGAGTAGAGTACCTGGATACGAGTGGGACACAATTAAAAACAGAAGAGAACCTAAAAAACATAAAGAGGCAATTTATAAATTAGGTTTAAAGAAAACAGGTACAGGAGAAAAAATAAAAGGAAGATATCCTGCTAATGTTATACACGATGGATCATATTATGAAGAATGGGTAAAGTATTTTTATTGTGCCAAGGCAAGTAAAAAAGAAAAAGGAAATACAGAACACCCTACAGTTAAACCATTAGAGTTAATGAGATATCTTGTTAAGTTAGTTACACCTAAAGATGGAACAGTATTGGATCCATTTGCAGGTACAGGTACTACTGGAGAAGCGGCGTTATTAGAAGGTCGTAAGTATTACTTGATAGAAAGAGAAAAGAATTATTTTAAAGACATAGAGAAGAGATTAAAGAAAGTGAATCCGTTTTTTGTATGACGATTTTATTATCAATGTTATTTGTATTGTTAATTTATGCAATACCTGTATGTTTATTATTAATGTGGAACAATGAAAAACCTAGACCTTAAACAATTCGCAGACGAAAATAGATTACCTATAATGGATTCTATCCAGTTTAAAAGATGGACAGATGAAATAGGTAAAGAAAAATTTAGAGAACTATTATCAGAATATATTGCTGAATATAGACCAACCTTTCCTTTAAATCATATTTCATATGAAGATATGAAAAACAATATAATACAATTAAGTAAATTTAACACTAGTAAAATTTGTACACCTAAAGAACAAAGTCATAAAGATGTCTTTGAAAAATATGATGACTATAAGTATCCATATTCAAAATATGGTTTAGGAATAATTGACGCTCCTTCAACATATAATAAGTGCAGTAATTATTTTCATCAAGAGTTAAGATTAAATTGTTCAAGTTATAGTTTTAGAGCACCAATTGAAGTTTTTAAAAATGGCAATGCAAGAGATATATGGAAGTGTTTAGGTGCATTATGGAGAGGTGTGAATAGTAGTAAAGATTTATCACCAAATAGTTATAGAGAAGCAATAAGATTAGGTACATATATTGCAACACAATTTAAACCAGTTGTTGCAAAAACAATATACGATATGACCGAGGCAGAAACAGTATTAGATACCAGTTGTGGTTGGGGAGATAGACTAGCTGGTTTCTTTGCCAGTAATGCAACACACTATTATGGTTGCGATCCTAATCCAAATACATATAAAAATTATCAAAAACAAATAGAAGAGTATAGTAAATTCTTTAAAAACAAAACTGTTAAGATATGGAATTGTGGTGCAGAAGACTTACCTTATAATGAACTACCAAATATAGATTGTG